TTGCCCATCAATGGACACAAAAACTTATCCAAAACTTATCCTTTAATTTTAATCAGTATGGCAACTCTCAAACTAACAATTTTCAAAGCAAAAGTTTTAAAAGATGGCAGACATAAAATTAGAGTGGCCGTTTGCCATAAGCAGGAAACTTGCTACATTATCACTCGGTTTATCATAGATAATCTCTCCCAGTTCAAGAACGGACAGGTGGTAAAACGCCCGGATGCCGCAATGATAAATACAAAATTGCGTAATCTTCTCAATAAGTATCAGGAAAGATTGGACAAGATAGATAATCCAGGTATCTATTCATGTACACAGTTGAAGGATTTCATCTTAAGGGAATCTGTGGATACACAGGGGGAATCATTTAAGTCTGTGTGTGATGCATATATTGAGGAACTGTTTAAAAACTGTAAAACCAACTATGCTAATATGATGAGGGAAAGTGAGGCTCATTTCTTGAAGTTCCTGCGTGGGGATGTACGACTTGTCGATATTACCCCGGAACTTATAGAGCAATATGCAGCGTATCTTGAAAAAAAGAATTGGAGCCGGGCGACATTGGGGATAGTAATGAGAAATACGCGGACAATCATAAACAGGGCGATAAAAAAGAGAAAGGTTTCATATAATGTACATCCTTTTGTAGATTATTCTATTCCGCAATCTCCTGTACGCGATGTCAGTATCAGGCTGGAGTCTTTGTCCAAGATACTTAATGCTGAGGTTGACAGTAATTATCTGTCAGTAGCCAGAGATTTGTTCTCTCTTTCATTTTATCTCGGAGGTATTAATATGACTGACTTGATGGATATGGATTTTAGAAACTTTAGGTATATACAATACTCCCGTAAGAAGATTATGGGGCGGACTTCCAATGCAAATGTCATTATATTGCCTGTTCACGAGAAAGCAGCCTGTATTATAGCAAAATGGATGAATCCAAGAACCGGTAAGCTGGATTTTCATTATAATTTCACTTATAAGAATTTTTCTCGTCATATATCACGGGGAATAGCGAAGCTTGCAAAGGAACTTGGGATAAAGGAACGTGTGGTTTACTACTCCGCCCGGAAAACCTTTGCACAATTAGCTTCAGAACTAGGGATACCTGATGGAGTGATAGACTACTGTTTAGGGCATTCGGACAAGAGTAGGGGAGTGATACGCTATTACGCTAAGGTAAGGGAGAAACAAGCGGAAATAGCCGTCAATCGGGTGATTGATTATGTGGATCATCCGGAGAAATATAAGGAGTTTTTGGAAATGAGAGCAGACATCATGCTGATGAAGTCCTAACCTAAAAATCAAGCGGTTATCTATAAAAGACGGCCGCTTGATTCGTTTACTGAATAATAAAAGAATATCATTTACTGTTTTCAATATTTGCTCTGATTTGTTTCAAAATCAGAAACGGCCCTCCCATCTTATAGTTCCCTAAGTTTTGTTTTGCTTGCATGATACAGCTTTCAATAGTAAGTTTCAAATCCGGGGTAAAAGCCGCTTTGTTAATCTGCATTTCTTTTGGAAGTTCATTGGTATGGTTATTGAACCATATGATCATTTCATTCAATTCCTCTTCGGAATAAGATTCTTTTTCAGCCATGATACATAAGTTGATGTTAATAGTGTGCAAAGATAAAGGAACATATAATTCATGGGGTATCTTTTAACAGAAATATTATCAAAATAAAACTGTCCCTACTTATCACAAGCCGGAACGGTTCAGATTATTTTCGTTTTTGACAATCTACTTCATATTTTATTGAATAAGATACCAATGGATTTGTTCAAAGGGATTTGCCTATTTCTAAAAATATTTGTTGTCACATTATTACGTATTACAAAAAAGGAGGGCATCGTGCATCACGAGCCCCCCCAGTCCAATTTATAAATTTAAAGTCTTATGATGAAGATTGTCTGTTGCGCCAATGCTTTACTATCAGTATAACGACAATCAAAACGGTTACACAAACACAGGCAAAACCGATTTGTTTAAGCAAAGTGGATTCTTTTTTATCCTTTACCCCTTCAGTCTTGGTTTCTTCATGTTTGGTGGAAGTGGCTTCCTTGTCAACTTTCACCTCCGTACTATCTTTGGTTGCAGTTTCCTTCCTTTTATTCTTGCTGAAATCACCTTCCACATGACCGTCTGCCAATAACGGAGGTTTCCCGGTCAGGCTATCGGGTGGTTTTCTTGTATCATAGATACGGAAATCAATTACATAGTTGCCATTAGTGGTAATGAGTTCGCTCAAAGAAGCGGTTGATCCGTGTACGATGTTGACAGATTCACGTGTACTATCTTTCTGTATAATCTTAGTGTCTGACTTGACAGATTTATGCGAGCTGCCACATGATCCGAACAACAGGAACAAACACATGAAAGGAGCCAGCAATATATGTCGGCTTACCCAGTTCATAACCTTATTATATAACCACATCATAAAATCTGCATGATGATTGAAGCGGCCACAGCGACAGTAATTCCAATTCTCCATGCCCATTCAAGGCGAGAGTTTTTAACCGTTTCACTCGTGATAATGAGTCTGGCACGCAAGTTATCAGTATCTTTCACAAAAAATCCTGGTTTTTTTTCCATAGTTGCAGTTTTTAGAGTTTCAAAACTTGCATCCTGTTATTTCCGTCAGCCCGATAACTGACGTGCACCCAAGCGAAGTTGGACTCGTCAATCAATTGATCATAGGGCAGGTTCTTGCGGATATATTCAAATAACAGCTTGTTTTGCTGTCTGTCTCCAGTGTCAATATCAGCAGCTTCCCCCTTCATGTGCTGCGAGGTCTTGCTTCCCTTGACAGCTGCATTAAGTTCCGGACAGCGATAGCCACTGTTTACTGTTATAGGCTTTCCCCACCATGTGCGTAACGGGTCCAGTACGTTGTCCACCAAGGCAGTCAGAGCAGTCACATGCTCCTGTCTGCATCTGTTGTTGATACCCAAGCGGTCAGCAGTTGTTGACTTGCAGAGTTCCGCAATCGTAAAAAACTTCATTTCTTATCCTCCTTTTTGTTTTTTCATAAAAAGAATATAGCTATATTTGCACAAAAACATAGCATGTTTTTTTCATGTAATAGAACTGAGTTTACCGGTCTGGCGAGGCCGGTTTTTCATTATTCCTACTGATTGCCCCCTGTCCCTCATCAAACAGTATCTGAGCCACCATCCTGGCAATATCATCCTTGTTCTCGATGATCACACTCATTGTCTTTTCTGCTTTGCGCAACTCCGCTTTCTCCCATGATTTTTCACGAACTGATTTAAACTCACAGAAAATGCAGTAACCCGTCCAAATCATTGAAAAAACAGGAAAGGGGATAACCACACAGCATAACAGATCAATGAAGCACAACTCTATAAATGGAGTGAAATACTTCTTCGCCTTGATGGCTGTTTTCTTATACCCCGTGGATGTTCTTGCCTCCCCGCGTTGTTTGGCCTTCATTATTCCTGAGACCAGATCCACGAACATTGCGCCGATAGTGGCTGCGATACACAAGGCTATCAGTACAATGTGTATCATCATGTGCTCGTTGATAAAATTGTAAATTACGTCTTTCATTACTTTGTCTTGATTATAAAATATATTGTTCCAAAGATATGTCTATTTACTTGCGTCATTGTTGCAGAATTACTTAAATCCATTGCCACGATATGACAATAAAAAAAGAGCCCGATGACAATATTTATTGCCATCAAGCTCCTGGTTACACTGCAAAGATAGTGAAAACTATTCCATATTCAATCCATATTGAAAAAAATAATCAGGAGCAATATTTCGATTATCCGAAGAATTTAAAGAATCACAATATTAATAGAAAACAAATAGGATTCATGAAATCTACCGGTTGTCTATAAAATCGGATGTTCTCGAGCCTTTATCGGGAAACATCTTTACTTTTTTCCTTTTCCTTTGAACATTTTTCAAGTCACGCACAATGGTGCTGGAAAGTACCTCCGAATAAATCTGTGTGGTCTTTACGGAAGTATGTCCGAGCAGCTTCTGGACTGTTGTAATCGCAACTCCCTGATGAACCAGCAGGGTGGCACAGGTATGACGGCTCACATGGTAGGTTATCCGCTTTTTGATACCACATAACTCGGCCAGCTTTCGAAGCTGCTTATTCACTTCCGAGTTACAAGGCAAAGCGGCAAAACTTCCGATATCCGGATAGCGGTCAAGAATGCCCAATGCCCTGCTTTCAAACAGCAGATGTAACGGCAGACGGATTTCCACCCCTGTCTTGACGGATTTGAAGTACAGCCACCGCTTGCCGTTTATCCTAATGAAATTCTCAGGTGTGAGCTGGCAGAAGTCAGAATAGCGCAATCCGGTATAACAACAGAACAGGAAGGCATCGAGCACATGACGCATGGACTCCTCTTCCACCTTGACCGTTTCCAGCTTCTTCAGCTCGTCCGGGGTAAGAAACTCATGTCTGCCTTTCTCCTGTTTGATTTTGTACTTTCTGAACGGATAAGCATCTGCGTGCATATATCCCTGGTTGATTGCTTCATTGACCAAGGTACGGAGCTGTCTCATGTGCTTGGCTATCGTATTGACCGCATTGCCCTTTTCTCTTAAGTATTGCTCAAAATCACGAAGGAATGTATAGGTAAGATCCTTGAAGTCCAATCCGGAACGGAAATCATGCAGGACCGCCAGTGTCGAGTGTAGGTTGTCCTTGGTGGACTGTTTCTTGTCCGAATTGTCAATGGCTGATTTGGCAAAAGTGGAGAAGCTGACATTCACCGTACTTTTCTTCTTGACAGCATCCTTCAGTAGTGAGAGTGTGGCAGGTATTCCGCGCTTCCAATACCCCAACTCTATGCCTTGCAGATACAGGATGTATTCATAGAGCATTGTGTTGAGTTCGTTAGACTGGGGATGGTTAATGACTTGTGCCCCCTCACGGCTCCAGCACTCCGGTTTGAGGTACACGTTTGTCTTCAAGTAGATTTTCCTTTGGTTCAAATAGGCTTCAACCTGTACAAGAGCCGTGCCCTGCCTGTTAAGTGTGTTCTGGCGGTTATATACAAGACGGTATCTGATTTTATCCATTTTTCCGCAAAGATGCATCCTCTGTTCCAAGCTGCAAAATTTAGCCAATAAAAAATACACCCCCACTTTCGCAAGTAAAGATGTATAATATCTATAAAAAAATGGTCTGTGAAAAAAACATTTGTAAAAAAGATGCCATTATTCATCACGAACGATAGCATCTAGACATTTTTATCAGCAAACTCTTTTAGTGATTTAGAATAATGTTTAATTCAATATAGATGCTACAAAGTTATATATAAATTTTGTTTTGCCCAAATTATTATGTAGTTGACGTACGGTATCAAAAAGGCAGGATTCGCCAATCCTGCCCAATTCCATACACAAATCTTTTTATTAATTAAAATACCTCACGGCATTCAAAAATTAATAAATGAAAAAACATTATTAATTGTCATAGCAAAGCTATAACAAATATTTAAAAAAGAATCATTATATGAAAAAAAGAACAGAATAAACGATATATAGACCAACAAACATTTAAAATAATATTGTAATACAAAAGTCATTGATACAAATCCTTCTGGAAGAACTGATTGGTGTTGCTACGAGTGAAAAAGATGGATTGATGCCATCAATTCAAAGAATGACCACTTCATATCAAAAAGACCAGCAGAAGTATTGTAAAATTGCCGAATTTAGAAATCGTTTAACAGGAATATCAATGCTTATTTCAGTATTTAAGAACCATGAAAATTCATCTCCGTCTGTTGTTTTATTAACAGGATATAGCGATGATCTATCCGTTAATTCGATAAAAAGAGGAACCTATTTAACTAATGTTTATTATCAAAAAAAAGAGAACAAAACCATTGTTTATGTAAAATCATCAGCATACGTGTATATCAGTACATTGTGCATTGGCATGAATGGGTCGCTCAAACTAAGCCATGAAAACAATCTAGATTTACCATCCGACGCAATCGAAATTCCTATATCTTGACAAGAATTTAGCAATATTTGAGAGCTGGAAGAACTGATGCCGATTGCTAATTTAGGAAGTAAAGGGCTCTTGAGAAAAGGCGTTCTTTCTCCTATATTGGTTTGCAATAAAGACTCCGTTCAAGAAGTATGTGTCGTTCGCCTAGCGAGTTCATCTAACGCCTATATCGGTATGATATTGTATGTATATTGGGGTGGTTCTACAGGTCTGTTCTTTATTAATAGTAAGACTGGTAACTCCTATATCATAAGGAAAGTCAACGGTAGTATGATTTCTGAAATAGAGTTCAAACGAAAAAATGATCATCTCTTCGTTCGGAGCAAGACAAACACAGCTTCATTTCGTGTAAGTGCTTTGTTTTTGGATACTACTGGGGTTGACCTGTCTTTATCCATGAATATAGTTGATGAGAATCTGGATGATGCTGAAGATATAGAAATACTATAATTCTTTGGTAACATGAGGAGCGGACGGGTGTGGACCGGCACCCATCCGTTTTATCTCATTAAAATATGACTTATTTTTAATACTATGTTGTTTGTATTTGTTTCCAATCAGTCCAAGTTCCATTATTACATATTCGAATAAAAAATCTGCTCTGAAAATCTACAAAAGTTTGCTTGATGGTGACCTCATTAATAGCAATCGTTTCCAAGAATCCATAATTACTTGATGTATTGGGTTTATTATCCAATGATTGGGTTTTATCGACAAACATATATCCAGTATTATTAGCTTCATTAAAATCAGTAATTTCACCAAATCTCCTTTTGTACCACGTATCATTTATCCCTAATAGTCCTTCCAGAGCATAAATTTATGATCACAATGTTATAATTTGTTACATAGTTGCTACATCAGTCAAAGTTAAACCATTCAAAACGCTTGCAGGATGTGCTTCTACCGTAATTGAAGGAATATTTATATATTTGCTAGCTCCTATAATTGATACGCAATAATTTATGTTATTTAAAGTTTTGTTATGTATGTATAAATTGTAATCAGAATCCTCTTTAACAAACATGTTGCCGTTTCCAGACATAGAGCATTTATGCCCTCCTTTCTTTACCGGGTAATATACTGCTAAGTCGATTTTTTTAAAATATCCATTTTCGTATACTGTCACCGTTAGTAGAGTATAATAATATTGTTTTAATTTCGTAGGCTTAATGCAAATAACAGGCCCTTCGCCAACGTATGCTATACACATATTCATGGATGCTAATCCTTTTGTTTCATTTGTTGCAAGTGGAAGAAGTCCTTCCAGAAGGATTTGTATCAA